ATGAACCGCCTTTTTACCAGACTTATCTGTTAGACGATATGTGTTTGTTTTACCCTTGGAAGGTTTACGAGGACCAGTCGCAACTTTATTATCAATCTCTTCTGGATCAATCTCAATCTTCAATTTGTCTTTCGCATGTTTGTATGCATGTTGCATTGCAGACGAGAAGTCTTTGTGATATAGTTCGTAACCTGTTGACGATTTACCTTCGTTCATTTCTTCGTTCCTTACCTTCTTTGCAAGATCTTGGTCTGCGCCACCCCAAGTACCCTTAGACTTGGTGACAAATGAGTTAACACGTGCAAGTCCCCACTGTGTTGCAGTTGTGCCTGGTCTGTGACCAGTTCTCCACGCCGCAACTCCACGGTCAAACACTTTCTTCAGAATGCTCAAAGGCATCCCTGTCTTATCCGCTTTCTTTTTTAATGCTTCACCAGAATCCTCAGTGATTGCATTCTCAGTAGATTCCATCAAATCAAAGACTTGCATCGATAAGTCTTCAACACTCTCTTTTAGTGGTTTCTCATCATCATGCAACATCTGTTTCTTTTTAAACATTTTGAAACGACCATCAAACTTGACCCCTGCGTTACCAGCTTTCAACATCATATGTGGTCTCTTGCGAATTCTCATATCCGCACGTGATGCTTCATCCATGTTAACGAATTCCTCATACTTGATGATCTTAGAAGTTGTTTTAAAATCAGGTTTTCTCATGATAGTCTTATTGACGAGTTCGATTTCGTCACCCTTTTGTTTGATTACTACTGGAAGGTTTAGATCCGACGAAAGATCCTTCAGTACCGCTTCAAGTCCTGCGTTACCTTGAATGTTCTTCGCCTTGTTCTTTTGGATCTTCTTGAATAGTTTCTGCAACTCTACGACCTTGATCTCAGGTGAGTTGCGTTTGTCGTTCATACGATCTTTGAAATGTTTTGTGAATTCAACATCGACTTTAAACTTCGCAAGAAGTCTATCTGCAAACTTTTCTAGATCGTCGATTTGTTTTTGAGACACTTCTTCTTGTACCATCTTGACGAGATCTCTTCCACTGATATCTCTATATCCACGTGCAACTTGTGCAGCATAGTATCCGATGTCGTGTTTCGCATCTTTTTTCTTGCGGTTCCAAACCTTTTGCAGTGTGTCTGCAGCGTGTTTGATCATCTTCTCTTTGTTTGCTTCATCAATACGATTACCATCTTTGTCGTACTTACCAGACTTTTTCTTTGCGATTGCAATCGCCGCTTGTTGGGCGGGGGATACAGCTTCGTTCTTCTTCGCCATCTTTGTGATGGTTGCGTAATAGATGCGTTCGCCTTCCTCTTCACCGTATCGATCAATGAAGTCTTTCTTGTCGATCTTCTTCTCGTACTCCTTCATCTTATCTTTTTCTGCAGGAGTCAGTGCACGTTCACCGTACATCTGTTTGAACTTGTTAGTATGTTTGGAAGGTTTTGTCTTCGCCTCTTTATCGCCAGGCGCAGGTTTATATGCACGAGGATCATCATCAGACATCTTCGCTTGTCGTGCAAACTGTTTTGCACGTTTTTCTTTTTCGTCTTTGTCTACACCTTTATAGTACTTAGAGGGTTGAGTGCCAGGCAACTCATCCACGTCTCTGTCCTGTGAGACTTTCATTTTCTCAACAAAGGTTCCGAATCGCATTTTACTTACCTTTAGGTTGGTCTGCTGGGCGTTTGTTTCTATTCTTCATACGATCCATCTCACGTTTCTTCACAGTAGGTAACATACGTTTAGAAATCGCATTGATGCGACTAGGTGAAATTTTGTCCAGTCTTTTATCTATAGCTTGTCTTTGTCCAAAAGACATATTCTTATAATCTTGTCCTTTGGTTAATTTTTTCTTAAGAAGATTTCTTGCACCTTTTCTCGCAAGTTTTCTCAACTTCTCTAAAGGTTTGCGTTTTCTGGCGGCCTTTTCTCTACCGATTTTAATTTTATGTTTAATTCTACGGAACCTTTGTTTGGCGGCCATACGTTGTTGTCTTGTCAACGCACGTTCTTCTAACTCTTCTTTAAGGTTCTTCTGAACAAGTTTCATCATCGCCATCTTATCTTTGTCAGACAACTTAGATGCAGCGGCACTTTTGAAACCATATTGTTTCTTACCTTTTTCATCTGTATAGTCGTCAAACTGTCCCTTCTGTGCAATGCCTCTTAACTTGGTTCCAGACATTCCTTCGACACCTTCTGCATCAGGATCACGTTCGCCTGCAGAGACAACCTTGATAGAATCGAAGTTGTAGTCTTTACCATTATACTTGTTGAGGATTGTTTGGAATTCTTTTACACGATCAGATCCAACCACCATGATGATCTCGTCGTATCCAGATTTTTCGAGTTCTGCTGCGATCTGGAAGACTTGTCTTGCATTTGACTGTATAACAACATCGCCGAACGCCTTCTTTGCGAATCGGAACTTGTCTTTGTAGCTGAGGGGATCTTTTTTGTTGTTCTGCGTGTGGGATAGGTATATACGTGCGTCTGCGTTATTGGACTTAGCAACTGATTTCACCTTGTTTACTAGTTTCTCATGACCTATTGTTACAGGGTTCATGCGACCAAAAGAGAACACAACTGTCTTACTCTTTGCCTCTTTCAATTGAGGTTCAAGTTCCACGTATTGAGATGGGTCAAACTCTTTAAACTTGACCATTTCTCTTTTCTTTTTATTTTTATCTTTTTCTACTTCTGTAAGACTAGCCATGGTAATGCTCTAATTTATAGGATTAATGGTTTATTTATAATTTTCAGCGAACGAAGGGATGAATTCATAGTTTCTATATGCAGACCCACTCCAAATAGTTGACTTACGTAACCACCCTATCGCTGGCGTAGGGTCTGCAATACAAAGAGGAACCTTTGTTCGTCTCTGGTTCATGATAAAATATGCATTATCTACACACCCAAGACGACCTACAGTTTCGATCTCTTCAATCAAAGTTCTTGCAGTGTTTTTAGTCATTGCGTATGCATGTGCACCCTCATGACCAAGAATGTCTACAAACCTTACAGGTGGTCCTGCAGTCACGTGATCATATCTCTCAGGTTCGGGTAGTTTGTACCCCAAGACAACAATTCTATTCTCTGGTATATCTATATCTATACTTTGCAACATAAGCGCATCGTGTTCAAGAACAATACCAACATCTTCTTCACCCTCTGCGATCTTTTTCCAAATTGCAGCGTGACCAACTGTGCAACATTCCGCTTTCTCACCCGCATGTAGATTCTCGTTGGGTTCAAACGGATAGTCTGCAGGCGGTAGTTGAATTGGTTTGCCTTCATTAATAGTTAGATTAATACCAGACTTTGCCCACGCAAGAACGCCAGGGATGTCGCACCAACCATCAAAGGTTTCCCACTTCAAACCAATTGCATCACAAGATGCCATTGCGTCTCGTGCATATTGTTCTGAGATTTCTTTATTGATTCTGAGTATGTAAGCTAGTTGTGTCTGCATAATGTTTCTTCTTTATTGTCGTATAGAGGTTTAAATCTTTTTCAAAATAATCTTTTATTGGTCCCAATGCTTCATAATCAAAGTGAATTTCTTTAGATGCATCTATTCTATCCACTCTATATTGATTTTTATGATTTTGCAGTTTATGTTTTATTGATAGATCATTGTCCTCTATAAAGGACTGTATATGATCCAAAAGGTTTTCATATAACCAATATTCACCACGAATCTTTCCATCATAAAGAAGGAAATCAGACTGCAACAATTTAGAATTGTCTTCTCCTGTTGCTTTATCTGCATCGAACCATCCACGTGGAGCCATGTATTTGTACTCTGCCAAACTGTATGGTTTACTTTTCAGATCCTTATCCCAACGTTTAAAGAAGTAATAAAAACTCTTTTGTCTTTCGATAGGATCTCTAAGAACCGCTACGGAACGATATGTTCTGGCTTGTTCATCAGTGATAATGTCATACTCGACAAGTTGTTTTAAATTTAAATGGAGATGTTTGAAGGGGTGGTAGTTTTCGTGAGTTCCTCTAATCTCTGTGAGTTTTTCTTCAGAGAGAGTACCATCAATTTTAGCATCTTCCACTTCTGTGTATATTGCATCGGGATCATCTATATTACGAATAAAGAATTCCGATAGACTGGTACTAGCAGTCTTCGGAACTCTGAGAAATATGAATTTATATTTTGGAGATATGTACATCGATCAAGTTGCAGTTGAGTACTGCTGTGTCCAAGGCATCCCTGTTGACCCCCAATGATGTTCTGCATAGACCTTATCGTCGCCATCATAACGTTTAGATTCACGCACATAGAACTGAGGAATGAAATAATGTGAAGGGAAAATCTTCAAATGATACATGTTGTCCTGCACCAAACGACTTAGGAACTCGTTACCTGTCGATCTGAAAGGTTCTGGTGCGAGTTGATCTGCACGAAGTTGGTGTAGAGTTTCAACCAACATACGAACAAACATATTGCCTGGGTTACACGCAAGAATTGGTTGAACAAAATTTGCACGATACAATTCGTTCTCATAACAAGTATACGCTTTGTGCGGTTCAGAGATCCACAACTCATCGGTGTTTTCTAGACACTCCATATCAGCTTCTGGGAAAAACCCACCACGTTCAAGTAAGAGTTCGTATCGAATGAGATCAGAAACCCCACAATACTTCTTTGTATTATAATAGTGTTCAATGAGATGTTGATTCATCCACTTGCGTTGGTGCAACATTTCATCTGTGAAAATCTCATACTCCCACTCTGGGTGTTTTTCTTTCCACGTATTCATCCATTTCATAGGCGCAGGATTGGGCCCAATCCAAATCTGTGTGATTTTCTTTTCGATATTCATAACAGTTGCTCTCTTCTTAATAGTACCATATCTTTTGCGGGGTATCGACTACCCTCTGGTGTATCATCTATAGTATATAGAACTTCTTTTGGAAAGTTAAATGGTTCTTCGAATATATCTATCAATCTAAATTCACCACAATTCACATATATGTTTGAAGCACTTCTATGTAATATATTTTTATTCGTTGTCAAACAAATATAAGGTATTTCAGACCTCAAATAGTTTTCAATTATCTTCAAACATATATCATTGTGCAAGTGAAAGAATAGATCTCTACAGAAAAATAAATCTGCGTAAGGTAATTCGTCTTCTACAACATCCAACTCTAAAAATTTGTATTCTGGATATTTATCTTTATTGTCTTGTATCATTTCAGAAACAATGTCGCCACCTGTATATTCAATTGGACATTCTTTCAGAACTTCTATCATCCAGTTCATATCTCCACATGGTGCATCCAACATACTGTTGATACCAAATTGACTAAACATCAATGGCAGTTTTTCACGTAAGTTCTTTGTATACCCAAGTTCCGACCCTGGCCCACTACGTGATTCTTGATTGCGTCCTTCCATGCGCCATGCAAAGTTTCTATAGACCCCATCAAATATCCAAGTACGATAATCTCGTGTGTTTTTTACTTCATCCGAAGCATGTTTTGGATACTTATGAGGATCTATTTCCTTTGTCATTTACTTTCTACCCACCAAACAAAGTCGTCTTCGACATTCCATGAGTTCTCACCATAATATTCTGTAACCGCTTGTTGAACGGTTGGAAAGTGTATATCGTGTCCCATCACGTATCCACCTTTACGAACTTTTGGAGCCCATGCTTTGATGTCACGCAAACAACCTTCGTATCCATGATCTGCGTCGATGAATACAAAGTCGAGACTTCCATCTTCTACAGTCTCTGCGACTTCAGTTGTATATCCTTTGATGATTTGCGCACGATCAGGGTATTGCGCACAGAATTGCAACATACGTTTGTAGTATGTTTCGTGGTCCCAAGGGTGACCATTCTCCCCTGCAGTCCATTTCTCTGGACCATTATTCTCTGGTTGAGGCGCATAAAGATCCACCCCAATGATGTGAAGATTTTTACATGTGCGTACTAAGTGCGTAAAGGTTTGTCCCATCCATACGCCAAGTTCCGCACCTTTGGTCCAACCGTTTTGTCGGACCAATTTTTCGATTGTTAACCAACGCCAAGTGTTACCACCATCGTGTCCACGGTCACGTATCATTCCCATAACAAATTCTCCGTTATTAATCTTGTATTTTATTTATCTAATTGGTGTGAAATCTCTTCCAGCTATAACCATGCAACCCATTCCTGTAGATGGATCCATTATGATCAAACTATAACTTAGAGATTCTGGATTGATGGTTTGAATTACATCTCCATTTATCCATTGACCATTTTGTGCAAGTTGTAGTATACCCTTTGCAGTTGCAAATGGTATTTCACCGTATTTCGATTGCACCAGACCTAGTATATTTTGTACATCCATGTCACACGCAAGTGCAACAGGCATTAGGACAGGTTGTTTTTCCGCTTGTGCGCTATTCGTTACTGCGAGGATAGACCCCAACAATAACGCTGCAAGTCTTCCCAACATTCTTGTTCTCCGATTTTACAATCATATAAAATTCATCCTTATGGTTAAAGAATCAAACTCCTTTTCATTAACAATGCATCCGCCCCTAAAGATCATTCCATCCATAGAAGCAAATTCGAAATTTCCTGTTCTACTGTCTGCAGCTTCGTGTTCTGCAATTTTATTTACAAAGTCTACACATTCTTGTCGACTTTCGAAAACCTTTTCGCTAACCTGTGGTCCCATTATGACAGTTGGATCATGTAACATCCACGTCCAGAAGACCAACCAAGCGTTCATTATGAATACCCTGACACCTTGGTTAGTTTCAATAACACATGTCCTGGCCCGTCAAGCAACACTTGAATATTACGTTCTGAGTAAACATCATCTACAAATCCATTAAAATCATATGAACCTGCAGCAGTGAAATAATAATGCCCATGAACACCAGATCCGCCACGTTCTTTACGTGAAACGTCGATTTGCTTATCTTTCTTTGCACCCCAAAATATTTCTGTGATAGTTACACTCGCAGTGTTCGCATCGAATGTTTCACCGTCCCCAACAAGGTTTGCGATATCTAATTCGATTGTCTCTCCTGCAGACTCCGTTGTATAAATCTTTACGACTGCTTCGTTATGAGATCTTTTGAGATAGTGAATGTTCGCCATTTATCGTTGCCACCCTTTGATATATTCCGAACTAAAGTTCGCTTTTGAGAACTGTAGTCTGTCTACCAATTTCAAAGAGTTTTTACCCAACCGATCCATCGCAACGAATCCTTCAGGGTTTGTCACTTCGTAACCCGACTGAGTTTTGAGGAACGTTTTTAGACTGTCTACTTTATTAAGTTTGTCGATGATCATCATTTTCACATCGACGAGAAGATTGTAAAGTTCAAACACTTTTTCAATCTCTTTAGTGTTCTTGTCACTGAACATTGTCAGTGCTTTTTCCATCTTATCTGTCTGTGTTTTCTTACCACGATCAGTTTTCTTCTTGTCTGCTTCTTTCTGATAGTAGTCTTGAATGTACTTGACAAGACCTTTTACAAACGACTTAGGATTACCGATACGTTGTCCTTCACGGACTTTAGAGTTGATGAACGTGTTCACACGAAGGTTAAGTTCTTCATTGTTACCCAACTCATTTAGAATATCTTTCTTGACTGTTCTGAAGATCTTACCAGCCTCAGACAGTTTTTTAGTTACTGCTGCGGTTTCTTTCGCAGTCATCGTAACACTACCAGACTTGTCTTCGAACACCGCATCAACTGACCAAACAGAACTTACTTCTTTGAGATTAGATGCAATCTTCTCTCCAAAACTTGCTGACATTCCTTCAAGCGTTGATCCTCTGTATACTGTATGCCAGACCACACCGATCTTGGATCTTCGTATTTTCTTAGCGAGCCCACTCTTCGTTGGTATCGCATAAACAATCGTATTAGGATGGAAAGTAATATACGATTCTCCATCAATAGTATCCGTTTTGAGATCATCTTTAGTATAGAGGAAATCACCTTGAATAACTCCTTCAATTCCGAGTTTCGAGAACTCGCTAAGCGCAACCTTGAACTTGTTGTTCAGATCACCACTTATATCATTATCAATTTCTTCTGGTGTCTTATAGATTTTTGGATTCTTATTGAAAACACCTTTCTTCGCAATGAAGAATTTTCCGTCACTTGGATCTACTCCTGCGAAAATTGCAGGTGCACCGTCCCACTTGACACTTAGGTTGACGGGCGCTTTTGCATTGCCGCCCAACATGTCACGGATTGCACGAAAGTAGTTGATGACGTTACGTGTACCGTTAACACCCCCATCGATCACCGCATCTTCTGCGTGTGTCATGTGAAGGTTCTTTTCTTCTTTTAGTATGAACTGTTTAAAACGTTCCATTAGAATTTGATGTCCTTGTTGACTTTAATGTCTGGTTGAAGTCCAAAAAACTTCAATACATTCGACATCTTTCCACGAACATACTGAGTAGCTTTACTAATGTATCCACCAATTTTACCTTTGACTTTCTGCAACATACGTCTGAATGCATTTTCGTCTAGTTGTTCATTTTCTTCTTTGAGATTGGCATCCACGATAAGAGAAATCACAGACCAGAAGTTATACTCGCCTGTTTTCTTACCGCCTAGTTTACGTGAGGATGTTTTGAAACGTGCTTGTAGTTTCATCTGATCCGCAATCTGTTTGCAGTACGCATCGTCGTATACGGATTTAATTTTTGTTGCAGATCCACTATGATCTGATACAACCATAAACTCTGCAGCAGAATTACTACCTTCACCATATTTCATAAAACCAGACATTGCCTCACGTGCAAATTCAATTTTGAATTGTTCGTTTGTTTGAAATAGTACACCCAGTTCATTCATAATAGTCTTGTGTGCAGCCTCACCTTGATTGACAAGAGGATTTTCACGAGACTTAATAAGAGGACGCAATTGTGATGGAGCAAGAGATGTAGTTACAAAATCCTCAAAAATCCCCACAACCTTTTTCAATTGTGGAGATTCTTCGATTTTAGATTTTTCCATCGCTGCGTGGAATGTTGCGACTGACTCTGCTTTACCGCCAGACATCAATTGTGCCATTCCGATTTTCAATGATAGACGTTTATCACCAATCAGAATGTCACACTTAGGTGTGGTGTCTGTCGCACCATAACTTTTCCAGAAACCAGTCAGTTTAGATTTTGCACGGCCGTATTGTTCTGCCTTGACATTATTACCCAACTTAAAATGGTCTTTAATGTCTTGTGCAATGCGTTTACCCGCTTCGATATATTCGGGGTTCTGTAGAAGTAGAGTATGCACCTTGTCACTAATACCTGCAGATGACGCATCGAAGGGTTGATTAGTAATTGCATACCAACCCATAACGATTGCAGCCTCGAAATCTTCTGCTTTGATTTTAGATTCCGTGATGTAAGATTTGTAAGATTTCATGTTCGAACTCAAATTATTTTGTGCTTTCGAACTATTTATCATTGTAGACCACTTACATCGTCAAAGATATTCTTCTTTGGTTTCTTAAGAGCAGGTAGGTCATTAGGTAATGCAGGTTTAGTAACCTGTGACTGATTATCCATTGTCTGACCAATGTTGTCTTGCGCAGAATCTTCTAGATCATAGATCTTCATCTTTGATCTGTCAATACCCACAAGGAACCGACGATAGTAACCAGTGTCACCCCAACGGTTCTTTAGTTGTTTCAACATTAATTGACCCAGTTGGTCAAGTTCTTCTGTAGTCACAAGTCCTAGAATGCAGTCGGCAGTGTGTGTAATTCCCATACTCTCTGAAGTATTAGTAAGGTCAACGTCACTATTCCCATAGCCGTCACGATTGAACTGAGACGAAGTAACCACAGCACAATTAAATTCCATTGCAAGTCCACGTACCTCTTCTGCTATTGATTTCACCAAAGTATAACTGTTTGCAGCTGCCGCACCACGCACACGTGATGACGAACAAATGTTTAGATAATCTACGAAGATCAGATCAGGCACAAACCCTTTCTTCATTCGTAGTTCGTTCAAGAGATGTCGGAAGTGTCCCACATGCGCAGACCCAGTTGGATATTCTTTGATAACCAACTTACCTGTTGTCTTTGACTTGTAACGGTTCATACGTTTATCAAACACGTCACGTGGCGTGATAGAAACATCATCCAATGTCACATCCATAATGTTCGCATCGATACGACGACCAATCTCTTCTTCTGCCATCTCCATTGTAATGTACAGAACATTCTTACCATACATGAGTGCGTTTGCAGCCATGTGACACTTGATAAGAGATTTACCACCACCAGTAGTGGCGAGTAAGACTGTCATAGACTTACGAGGCAGACCACCTTTGGTGATTTTGTTTAGGATGTCGATATCAAATGGGAGTCGTTCTTCTTTACGATGATAAAACTCATAACGTGAGTCGTACTCTTCTAAGAAGTCGTGACCAACTGAAGTATCGAAACTGATACCAAGTGAGTCAGAGAGAAGTTTGGGGATGGACCCTTTGTCGAGTCCGTCCCCACTGCCTTCAAGTATATTAATTGACTTACGAATAGAATTGTATAGATCACGGTCTTGACAGAACTTCTCTGTCTCGTCAATTAAGAATTGGAGATCTGTTGAGTTGTCACGAGAGATACCAGATAATTCGGATTGTGCATCCTTGTACTGGTCTTCGTTCAAATCTTTTCGTTTATCAATAGAGAGTTTAAGAGCCTCCACAGAGGGAGGCTCCTTGTATTGTTCGACATACGATACAAAAGTGTTGAATACCTTTCGTAGTGTAATGTCTTCAAAGTAATCTTCCTTCAGATAAGGATATACCTTTCGGTAGTATTCCTCATTCAGAAGTAGATTCGATAAGATCGTCTGTTCTATCATCGTTGTGGTCCACGTTTAGTTTATACTTGCGCTCAATATACACGTTAAATGCGTCATTGGCAACAAGTTTCTCAAAGAATGCGTCATCTTGTTCGATGTCTTTTAGTCGACGACGAGGTTCGATAACTTCTCCTGTGTCCAAATCAACAAGGTTATACCAACCCTGTGTCGACTTGGAAATAAACCCAGCTTCCAGTGCGAGGTCAAATAGTGCTGACCACTTCTGAATACCACTTTCGTAAAGAACTGTGAAAGGTAACTTTGACTTCTCTTTTACGAAACGTGACTTTTCGATGTTGATTGTGAACTTGAATCCTGCGAGATCTGTACCATCCTTCTCTTGTGATTTGGTAATGATAAAAATCTGATTTGCAGAATAGTAGATCCCTGTACCACCTGATACGACAGCCTTAGGGAACATACCGATCTCTTGGTACACGTGATTGATTGCAATCAAAGGAATATTTTTTGCAGTCAACTTTGGTGTAACAATACGGAAGAGAGACTTCAATGCTTTTGCACGAGACATGTCAGCGACTGCTTTCTCGTTCATCGCATCTTCAACTTCTTTCTTCGATGCAAGGTTACCTACAGAGTCAATCATGATGAACACGTTGTCATCTTTCTCAATCTGTTCCAACCTTTTGGTGATGTCAAACTTAAGTTGTTCAACATCTTCAACAGGGATGTGGATCACACGATCCGTATCAATGTTGTAACTTTCTAGATACTCTGGTGTGATACCATACTCAGAGTCGTACAACAGCGCAACACCGTCTTCATACTTATCTAGATATGCCTTCATGCAGTACAGTGACAGCAAAGTCTTAAACGACTTTGACTGTCCTGCAACTACAGTAAGGCCTGGGATTAGTCCACCCTTCAGCGATCCACTAAACGCAATATTAACAATAGGAAGTTCCGTTTGAATAGGATTCTTCTCTTCGAAAAAACTGGATTTAGAGAGAACTGAGGAAGACTTCACTGCTCCTGCTTTGAGCATTTTGTCTAAGAGACTCATAGTCTATTCCCCTTCTGCGATTACTCTCAACTTGTCTTTGTAATTTTGGATTTTCTCTACACGATCAGGCCAGAAGATTGTACTCTTTTCTGGTGACTTACACAGATTGTCAAGAAATGGAACAACCGAATGAAACAGTTTTTCCAGCCTTGCTTCCAATGCAATCTTCTCATTCATGAGATCACTGAGTTGTCCTTCGAGATCTTCTGCAGCAGCTTGAGTAGCTACTGCAGTTTCTTTTACTGCTTCAATTTCATCATCGATGAAACTAAAACCAAAGTCGAAATCGATTACATCTGTTGTCGATTTAGTACTCATACCGTCTTAACCTTTTGCAAGTTCCTTGAAGATTGATAGATCATCATCGTCATCATCTACTGTAGATGAAGAACCTGTAGGAGCGGGTTCAAAAGGGATTGAGTCCTCTTCGACTGCAGGTGCAGTCTTCGCAAATGAAGGTGTGGCGGATAGATCTAGACCGTCATCTTCATCATCATATGCACTAGGAGCAGATGGACCTGCATCTTCACCAAGATCTAACACTCTATATAGTTTGGTTTTCAACTCCGCATAGGACTTGAAGTTCTTCGGATCAAGAAGTTCCTGTAGAGAATGTTCTTGGTTGTAGATGGTTTCCAATTCTGAATCATCATCAGACAATGGTGAAGGCGCATCGAACTCTGACTTATCATAGTTTGGGTAACCTTCGAACTGACGGATCTTCAGACGGAAGTTTGCACCTTCCCACAGATCAAATGGGTTTACAGGTGTCTCATCTTCGAACTGAGGATTCATTAGATCGTTCAGTTTGTCGAAGATTTTCTTACCGAACTGGTAAAGGAATACTTTACCTTCGTTCTCTGGATTCGCTGCATCCTTGATTACTTGGATGTTTGCGACATACTTCAGGCGGCGTTTCTGTTTACGTGCCTGTTCCTTATCTGAGTCAATACCAGAATTCCACAGTTTAGAGTTATACTCTGACACTGGGTCATCTTGGTTAAGAGTCGTCAAAGAGTTTTCGATATACCACTGACCAGATGGTCCTTGGAAACCGTGATCCCAAATACGCACGAAAGGCATCTCTTCACCCGCAGGCGCAGGCAAGAAACGAATGATTGCAAACCCATTGCCCGCTTTATCACGAGTAGGTTTCCAGAACTTTCCTTCGTTCGGATCTGAGTAAGATTTTTGGGAAATTTTATCCAGTTGTGCATTTAGTTTATCAAGTGATGCAGAACGAGATTTTTTAAGAGCTGCGAATGACATATGTTTGTCTCCTTTATATTGCAGTGTATTACGTTGTATAGCGTTGTGTTAGATATCAAAGTGGTCCTTGACATAAGTCTTGTACCGTTTCATGTCCAACATCAGGAAAGGAAAATACTTTCTTGAGTGTTGTATTATATCAGAAGCCACGAATTTGTCAAGTAGATTCTGCTCCCAATATGTAAAAATATTTGCAATGTGTATTAGTATTGCAAATGTTTCCAGACTTATTTTCTTCTGTAGATACAGAGTCAATACGACTGGGTGTTGACCATCGGTTACGAAGTTTGACTTCCAATCATCGTTAAGATGCTTTAAATCAGACTTGAAGTGATAACCCAACGAGTCAATCTTTTTCTTCCATTCGACATACAGAAAGTCGTCCTCTGCGATATCTCGAATCCATGCGTTTGGGTTCTTGACTAAGTTTGCAAGAAGAACGTTTTCGTAGTCCTCATGTTTAGCGAGTTTTGCAAAGTAAAATGCATCGTTGCGACTTTTGAATGCGTCGAAGGATGCTCTTACCTTACCCCTATATTTATGAAAATCGTAACTTGGCGAAGTAAAATGTTTCTTCATTGCGAGGTATTTTATGTACGCCTCATACGACTTATCATTCACATAACTCGGTAATGTCCTGTTGTTCATCATTTCGTTTTACCATCTTCAAACCGACTGCTTCTCTTCTTATTTTTTCTTTCAAAATAGACGACTTTTTGATGACATCTGCGACTGATTCGATTTCCAAATTATGTTTATCTGCATAACTAATTAGTGCCTCGATATAAGGCACACCATTTGCAATTAAATCTGCAATGGCGAGGTGAATTTTTTCTGGTGTAAGTGACACCACATTATCTTTCATTAATCTTCTATCTCCTGAAATAATATGTTATTCACATAATAATCTTTGTCTTCCTCACTAATACCCATAGCAAGGATACTATTGTGCAACTGATGATTCTTTTTTTGGTTTATACAATACTTGTTGAGTAGATCCCTAGTAGGGAAATCAACCTGCACTGCTTGGTGATTCATATTATCCATATAATAACATATTAATTCAGAAGTTGCAAGCAAAAATTTATCAGTTTCTTCTTCTCTTACATTACCCACAGCCATCATGTGATCACTGAAGATCTCTTTAGCCCAGTCTGGAAGTTCACGAGGTTTCTTCCAAGTAAACTTTTGTGTCTCTTCATTGAAATGTTTACACATAACGTGATCATCATGAACGACAGGAGAGAAGTCAAAAAATGCACCGCTGATTTTGTTTGGTCCTGCAACAATGTCACATCCAAGGATAGGAAGATCCCATCCAGATTTTGGGAAGACATTTAAGTGCAGTAACCACAATCGTCGTTCTTCTAGCAAGTCAATTGTTTTCAAATGACATTTTTCGATGAGATCTGATTTCCAAAAATCGTCTTTCCATCCATCAAACTCTTGGACGTGTAGAGGATTTTCATACGAAATTAAGTGTTCATCGAATATACTACTTATGTTCTCAGCGAATTCTTTCAGTTTATCCTTGTGGTTCATTACTCAACTCTTCAAAAGAACGAAATGCGAAATCAAAACAAATTCTTGCTTCATCTGCCATAGAGTCATCAAGTAACGAACGAAGACCCTTGATCAATTCATAACGATGTTCGAAATCGTAGTACTTACCACTGCCTGGCACCTTCTTCTTAATCATTTGACCGCCATGTAGGTCACCAAAGTGACGTACATATAAGTGTGCAAGAAGTTTATGATTATCGTTTTTAATTCCTTCAATGTAACCTACGTATTCGACAGTAGTATCTAACGCCTTTTCGATAGGAGAAAGGTTATACTCTTTCATCAGTTCTTGCATATCTTGAAAGATTGCGTCTGCACGGAACACACCACGCCATGGTTCTGGCAGATCCACCGCTCCTTCTAATGCACCATAACAGATCATCTGATTGAAAAGATACTTTTGATAATCTTTAGGTTCGATATCTCCACTCATAAGCAAAGATGCAAATGGTGACTGTTCTGCTCTTTCGTGATGTTCCCATGTAAGTTCTTTTAGATTACTCATTTGGTTCCTTTCTGTGAGGTATCATTCCAAAAATGAAATATCTTATACCTCTTTCTTCTCCTATTTCCATTTCCTTTAAAATTTTTGCCTCCATAGGCATTTGCAATTTAAATTCTTTCATGGACGAAACGCAGTTTATATGACCTTCTATATCCAACATGTTATTCGATTGACATGCAATCCAAATGTTTCTTGGATTTTGTTTGTATTTTGGATTCAAATGCTGTAGGTGCATAATGTCAATCATATCATCCATGTGTTCACAGGAAGTGTTTATAACTAACAAATCGTTTGCGTCTTGTAATGTTTTAACTCTCTGTTTAGATAAATCTTGTTTACTAAAAATAACATTGTCATATTTGTGTAACTGTGTAGCAATGTGTCCCGCCTCTTCATCGATATCAAAACATATGATGTCCTTTACAAGCGGAGCCAACACAGGAACCAAAATAGAACCAAACCAAGATCCTATAATTGTTACTGACAAATCTTTAGATAGTATACCACTTTCTAACACAGTTGTCAAGAGTTCTTTTTTCGAAATAAATTGATTAGGGCTAACAGAGTCCCACAATTCAGTCGCTTTTTCTGGGAACCTCTGAGATATATGAACGATTCTGTTCATGTAGTCGATATCAATAGTGTTATTGTATAAGTCAATCATTTTACTACAACATAATCTTCTATAACCAAAATGTCTAAACCAACTCTGTTGAATGTAGCGAGCGCTTCTTCTGGGGTTTCTACAATTGGTTCTTGACAATTGAAACTCGTATTTAAAAGCATAGGGACGCCTGTCTCTTCTTTGAACGCATTGATGACGTTCCAATATTTTTCATTGAATGATTTTTCTACTGTCTGAATACGTGCAGTTCCGTCAACATGCGTCACGCCTGGTATTACAGATCTTTTATCTTCCTTCACAGGCATGATACGTGACATGTAAGGTGAGGGTTGGTTTGTATCAAACCACTCTTGATAATCCTCAATCAAGACTGAAGGAGCGAATGGTCTAAAGTCTTCTCTGAGTTTGATCTTCTCGTTGATGATGCCCTTGATATCTGGGTTTCTGGGATCCGCAAGGATCGAACGATTTCCTAGTGCACGATTTCCACTTTCAGATCTACCTTGATACCATCCAACGATAGATCCACCAGCAATTTGTTTTGCAATAAATGGATATATGTCATCCATATTCATTTTCTTGTATTTCATACCAACAAAAATCTCTTCTTTCACTTCATGTTCAATGCCAGCATACACTTTTGGAATATGCACATTATTATTTATGACATAGTCTGCCATCATATAAATCCCAACGGATTGTCCCTCATCTCCTACTGCAGGCGGCACAAAAACATTGTCATATATCTTAGTCAACATCTCGTTCATGTAACCATTGTAAGCTACACCACCACTCACACAAATGTTTTTTGATGTCTTACGTTTTGTTACGAGATCCTCAACAACATCGTCATTTAATTTTTGCATAGTCGCTGACATGTTTTGAGGGGGTACAAATCTTTCTTGTGCATACTTGATGATCTTGTGTTCGTGATCAGGAAGATTGCGGTGTGATGTACCATCTTTAAGAATTTCATGCAAAAGTTCATATAAACCCCAATGCACTTTACCATAACCCGCAAGACCCATTACTTTGCCTGTTTCATTATCCTGCCATATTCTACCGCCTGATGTCATAACATACCCCACTGCAGTAGTGCAAGCAATCCAAGTTCTACCAAGATTAAAGAACGGTGTTAGGTTGGTAATGTTTTGATCTGAATCGCACCAAAAACTAGTAAACAATGCGGCGCCACCATCTACAGCTAAGATATCACACTCTTCAAATCCACTCTGAAGATATGCATAAATTGCATGTGATTGGTGATGATCCGCATAAAAGATTTTATCCTTATGGTAATAGTCAAATAATTTTTTGGGTTCAAATCTCCATATAGTATTGAAGTGATCTGCAAATTCTGGATATACAAATCTATCTTCTCTTCTAGGCATGGTAAACGCATAGATTTCATATTGATTATGAAAAGACTGAAATACCTGTTCGTATATCTCTTCCTGCGTATCAAGGTAAAGAGTTTTTTTTCTTGTACACAAACCCGAAACAGTTTGTTTGTAACCGCTCTTTCTTCGGTTACCTTTTATTCTAGTATGTCTTTCTGCCTGCCAGTGAATATCGCCGTCATACCAAGACTGGTCATGCATCGTTCCCGCTGCACCTATAATCGATCTTTGTACAGGTCTACCAATAACACTTACCATTGATCTAGATCTTTAAACAACTCTTCTGTGACTTCCCAATCCTTACCCGCATACACAGGGGGACTAGTTACGTTTTTATTTAAAACATAATCACAGTGCATATAAAGACCTATAGATTGACCTTCGTCGCCAGGCGCATTGGGGACATGAACATTTTCCCAATGTTTCGTAAACTCTTCATTTAAATAACCATTATAAGTTACACCACCCGCAACACAAAGATTGTTGGATGTCTTTAATGGTAAAATTATTTCTAAAACTTTTTCGTTGGTAAATTTTTGAAGGGTAAACGCCATGTCTTCTTTCCAAGTTTTATTTTCAGTAAACTTGTCAAAGTACCCCTCTTGTGGCCAGTACTTACCACCTCTCATTTGAAACTCTTCAAACATAAGATGAAAGATTTCTTCCCATCTATGTGAGTGTTTTCCATAACCTGCAAGGCCCATCAACTTGCCTTCGTTAAGAACACTAAATCCTGCAAGTCGTGTCATCACATTCCACAACCAACCAATAGGTAAGTCATCACTTAGATCAATTATTTCTTGTGTGTCTGATGGAATGAAAACCGCTCTAAAGACATTGCCTTGTCCATCAATCACAAAGATGTCTGATTCTTCATATCCAGACATTAAGAATGTGTGTGCAGCATGACACTGATGATGATCTGCATAATAGACATTGTCGAACTGTAGTGCGTCCCACAAGTGTTTCGGTGTGTAAGTATCCGTATCTACACCAAAGTCTCCTAGTTTTTCGAAGTACCTATCTCTTCCATAAAGTTTAACGCCATTGACTGAAATGTTGGTTGCAAAGACAACATCCTTGTTGTCAACGTTTTCATCCCACAGATCATTATACATGTTTTGAAAAGGAATTTGTTCGTTTATAACTTTCTGATCAAGATCTTTATACCAACGTCTTTGTTGTTCGACGCTCTCGCCGTATCTCAATTTCCAATAACAATGTTTTCTACGAAAAGACTCTTTGTACCTTTCGTATTGTATGTGATATTTTCCATCAAATGTATTGTGATCGTGCAAGTTTAAAGGTTGCGCAAAAATCTTCTTCATTAACCCACCATTCTATCAAGGATCTTTTCCATCATTATAGCTTCTATTTCGGGTTCTCTTCTTGAAAGTTTTTCGACACAGTTCTGACAATATCTCTCAAACTCAAACAATTCAAAGTTCATCATCTTGTCGATGTTTTCTTTAGTAACATCGAAGTGACGAGAACCGTTAATAACTTTCTTACTGCAGTGCCTGATTTTTTTGATTTCAAAATCAATAACTGGAACACGAGGAAACAAAGAACAGATGCGTCTTGTCATCTCTGGTTCTTGTTCGAATGTGTCGTAAGTTGGAGATCTAGAATTGTACTCTTTGAACTTGGTGTTTTTGTGATACAGATGCATCAACCCATGTTTCTTTCTATACTCTTCAAAGTTAGGCGTCATGATAATCAGATTATAGTTGTGATTATCATTTGGGCCAAAGAAGTCATAGTTACCCAACTTCTCAATACGATCATCATAAAAGTCCAACACTAAGTGTTCTACATAGTGGACTTCTGGATCTTCTAAGATGTGAGGATAAAACTTCCTTATTAGACTGTTAGATAGGACAACTGGTGTGAGGTTAGGGTACTTCTTAATCTCTGCAATAACTTCATCTAAGTTTTTACATAGAGCAGGTTCTCCGCCAAGTAGATTAATTCGTGCATTGTAGGGACTCAACCACTCCAATAGGGGTGCAGCGAACTCCATGTCCACTGTTAGGTTGCGCATCTCTGTTGTCCACGCTGTGCAGTAGTGACAGGATTTGTTACACGACTTTGTTAAGTAAAAGTCGATACCCAATCCATAAGCTTCTGAACTCATTATAAAATTCCTGTAATTGATTCTATAACTGTATTTATTTCGTCCTCAGTAAGCCATGGATTGATAGGAACTGACATGATTGTACGTGCAGCGTGAAGCGCATTTGGTGTGTCGTCCATACGAATTTCCACTCCATCCCACACTTTATTTTCAGTCAATGCCATATCATAATGAATCTTGGGATTCCACTTTTTAGATTGTTTAATGCCCTGCATCACAAAGTGTCTTGTTTCCGTATCTTCAAAACGCACCACATACTTGTGATAGTTGTGTTGCAGTGTACTACGAGGTTTTTGTGCTTGGGTAATTAAGGGCAAGTCTTTAAATGCAGAATCATATTTCTTTGCAATCTCTTGTCGTTTGGATTGCCATACTGTAAGATTTTTAAGTCTTAGATTAATAACCTCTGCGTTAGGTACATATAGTTTTGAATTCATAGATCTTTGTACTACAAACTCTTCTCCGATCTTACCATGTCGACGCATAGATTGTACTTTTTCTGCCATGTCTTTATCGTTGGTCATGAACATACCACCACCAGCGATACCAGATACGACTTTATTTGAATTGAAACTATAAACACTGCAGTCACCAATGGTTCCTGCTTTGCGTCCGTCTAGTGAAGAACCAAGAGATTGCGCTGCATCCTCTATGAAAAGAATGTCGTGTTCTTTACACCATTCTTCAATCTCTCTGGTGTCTGACATAGAACCGAAAAGGTGAGTGTAGATCAACGCCCTTGTGTGTTTTGACACCATACGTTTAATACTGTCAAAAGACATATGATATGTGTCTAGGTCAATATCGCAGAACACAGGCGTTGCGCCCGCACGTGTGATACATGTCGCAGAAGAAATCCAAGAGAAGTTTGTAACCAGAACTTCGTCACCATATCCAATATCATTCGCTACCAATGCGAAATACAACGCATCTGTTGCGTTCGCCACACCTACTGCATAGTACCTACCAGTAAACACTTCGATGTTCTTTTCCAAGAAATCGACTTTACCGTCATAGTCTTTTTTCATCGTCTTTTCAAAAAGGGTGTGATATGATCCCTCGTTGATTTCATATTCACGGTCCCATGCATCGTATGGTATCACTTTTTCACTCCTTCATACAATTCTATTTTTGTACTATATCATATCGTGCGTTAATTGTCAACAAATTATATCAAATTGTCGTGTTCTTTTTCTAATTCTTCAACTTGTTTGCCCCATGACGTAAATAGTTCTTTTCTTTCATCTGTCATAGGTCTGTTCTCATAGAACTTCTCTAACTCTGGGAAAACATCAAACAAAGACATTTCCCATCTAGTGCCTTCATAATATTTATCTTGAAGCAATAGGTAATCAAAAATGTCCTGAAGATCAACGTCTGGTTCTGGCGGTCTAGACAACGCTGCTTGAATATCAGGCCATTCTTCATACTTTGGAATCAATTCATCTTTAAGTTCTTGTGGAAGGTTATTAGTTCTTAGATGTGGTGGGTTCTCTAACATCGCCCAATTAAGTTGGTCAATCACAGGATGATCTTTGCACCAATCAACCACTTCATAGAAACGCATAACACTAAGGAAAGACACCAGACCATTAAAGTCAACAACTGCGTTGTCAAACTGACCACAGAGTTCAACGTTCTTTACAACTTTATCCCAATCAGTTCTTCGACGCATGTATTCAATTACAGGACCAATACCATCAACGGATGCAACCACTGCAACGTGATCGAAGTAAGGAATATAGGTTAGTAGGTTATGTTTACCAGCTTTCGTCTCTGTTAAGTTTGTTTGATATTTCAAAGAGATTTTTGGCGCATGACCCGAATCAATCAACGCATCCAACATCTCATATTGTTTTTTCATAATCAAAGGTTCACCACCAATGATTTTAATACTCTTGATATATGGCGCAAGTTGAATGATCTGTTCAACAGTACCCTCTGTTTTATCTTTCATGACGTGTTGAATGAGTCTACCCTGCGGGTTCGAATGTCTTCCATGCACATAAGAAGGCCACACTTTATCCGTAACAACACCCTTTTCCAAACTCTTCATTCGTGTAGTTGAGTTGATGTAGTCACACATATAACAATCAAGGTTACATTCTGATCCGTAGATTTTCAACTGAACTTCAAAGATCCTTTCACTTGGACCTCGTAAATTTTGATCCATGTAGCGAGAGTTCTTAATTCTGAATTCACCAGTTTTTCTATATCTCTCAACCTTAGCAGCAATCTTATTCCAGAATGGCGGATCGTTCGTATGAATTTTTAAACAGTTTGTTCTTCTTGATCTTCCGTATCTTTCCTCATCGGTATAACACCTCTGACAAATTCTTTTTACGTTTTTCAAATCAGATCCAACCGTGGTCATTTCACGACGAATACTATTCATGTATTCGCTGTTCTCCATCCAATCTACAAGACCTACTTCTTCAACAGATACGCCGCTTGAGGCGCCAAAACAACATGCTTGGTACATACCGTCTAGTTCTGCATAAATCTGTGTAAAGGGAATGGTGCAGAAATATATGTCTTTTGCTTTTGCAAGTTGAACAATAGAATTATCTTGGGCTGCCACCATTTCGCCCTTCTCATCCATGTTTCTCCACCACGCAGAAGTACTAATGTTGCCTGGCGTATTCTTATCGCCTGGACCGCCCTTGATCAAATGTGGCGGCAGTTCTTTCCACACAATTGGAAGATCTCCAACTGGCCAATCCCATGCCCATGCTTTCTCTTCACACCAGAAACACTGTTTACACTCTTTAGTGAAGTTTGCAGTCAACACAGGCGAAGTTCCAACACAGGATCTTGTAATTGGAAATAGATCGTGCATCAAATTGTTTTCGATATAAACGCCTGCAACGAACTTCTTATCAACATTACAGTATGGTTGATAGATACTGAAAGGACCCCATTTACCACTCACTCTCCACTCTTCAATAGGATCGTGTTCTTGATCTCTACGTCTTTCTGCTTTGTGATAGAAATCCCATTTCATCATTTCATCGCTAGGAGGATTCCTAGTCATCGCATCAATTCTGATTGCATCTGGATAAAGTTCTAATGCACGTTCCATCATCATCCAAGATATTCTATCAACTTGAATAATTTTAGAAACCTGTCTTCTTCTCATAGTCTTAAAGGTTTCGTTTTCTGCCATAATGGCTTCAACTTCTTCATGAGTAATAAAGGTTTCATCTTTGTCGTTGAAGTCGTAAGTTTCAATAGGGGGGATGTTGTTTTCGGGAAACTTCTTTTGCATCCATTCAACGATTTCTTTTGCAGCATCCGCATCTTTTGGTGCATTTTGATCTCGACAAGTGTAAGGAACCAATTGCACTTGAGGAAAATGTTTTGAAATCAAATAAAGCAAACTTGCAGAATCGCACCCGCCCGATATTGATATAGGACAAAGTTCAGGAATTTCATTTGGAAACAAATCAATTGTTTGATCGCCATGAGTAATTTTCATTTTTTATTATACCTCAGTCATTTATTCGTGCAAGATCTGTGACAAAATCGATATTCTCAACAACCCCTGCTTCTTTTGCCTTGCGCCAGAACTCCGAAAACGCCACGTTGTTTCTTTCCATTTGAGTGACGCCTTCTGCTTCATATTCAGTACACATGTCAAGAAGTACTTTTACTTGATGTCCTTCTCTAGCCCATGCAAGTGCAGAGTACGGTGTCGCATCTAAAATACATCCTTTGGTGTTTGTACCACCAAAGATTACGTTTTTAGCAATTGTTTTTACATCCCACAACAACTTTTCTATTTCAAGAATACTGTCGAACTTTACTGGATCAATATTAACCCATTTATGAATACCTGCTTCTTCAACGACCTTTCGAAACTCATTCATCTTGTGGTCAAAGTTTCTATGATGATCGGACAAGATCACCATTCTCTTTTTACTTTCAAAAACCACCTTTCTTAGTGTACTCCACCGCAATGCTTCAGAATACTCATCAGTCATAGTTGGTTTCCCTTCCATGTGAATAAGCATTAGTACATTTTTTGGGGTAGGTTTAAATTTGTTGTTTGCAGGATTTGCATTTTTCTTTGCCATATTTATATCAACCCTTGTTCATGAAGTTTATCATGCAAATCCTTTTGCAGATAATACTGTTTCAATTCTGGATATACATCAAAAAGATTCCAGTCCCATTTTGTGCCTTTATAAAATTTGTCCATCATTAACAAATAGTTTAACGTATCTTGATAGTCTATACCATAATTACTTTCCTTTAAAACATTTTGAATATCAGGAAACTTTTCATACTTGGGTATCAATTCCTGTTTTAACTCGTAAGGCAAAATGTTTGCTTGAAGTTTTTCTGGGTTTCTAATATTAGACCAATTAACTTGTTCAATCCAATCTTCGTTTTCTTCACACCACTCAACCAATTTATAAAACCTCAACACACTGAGGAAACTTATTGTGCCATTAATGTTTACTTGAACGTTTGGAAAATCTTTTACACGTTTTATATTCTCTATAATCGTATCCCAATCAGACTTTCGTCTAATATAGTTATTATATCTACCATAACCATCAAGAGAAACTGTAAACTCAAACATTTCGAACTTAGGGATGTAGTCAAGAAGGTTGTGTCCCTGCAAAGACAGAGAACTCATATTAGTCTGATATTTTACAAAAATTTCTTTTGAATGCCCAGTCTCAATTATTCTATCAAACAATTCATAGAACATTTTCATCATAAGCGGTTCACCACCAATTAACTTTAGATTGCGGATATACGGCGCAAGTTCTACAATCTGATCAATAAACTTATATTGATTTTGTCTTTTTGGTGATTGTGATGGTTCGATAGAACGTCCAACAAAAACATTTTGTGTTTCTAACGACTCGCTCGCCATAGTTTTTTCTCTCGTAGTAGAATCATAAGGCATACACATATAACAATCTAAATTACAAACATTACCAAATGCTTTAATTTGCATTTCAAAAATTCTATTTGTAATTCTACCTTTACCAGTTTCTTTAAAGATACGAACTGCATCTCTAATGCCTGGCCAAATACCGACATCGTTTGTTTGTATTTTTAGTGAAGCTTGTCGTCTTGAACGACCATAAAGTGCTTCTTGTTTTATACAGTTTCTACACACATCTTTGCAGACAGTCAAATCAGAATTTGGTGTTGTCATTTCTTGACGCATTTTGTTCAGTTTTTCATCATGAACAAAATAGTCACTAATAGTTTTATCTCTAATGTTTACCAAATCGTCGTGTTGATCATATGCCCAAGAACACGGAAAGAGATTGCCTCTTGTATCTGTGTACAACAATTGAAATGGTGCACTACAAAACCAGATATCTTGATTTTTAATTTGTTCTTCCAGAATATCCACGTGCTGAAACCAAGAACTAGTATCCACTAGTCCACCACCTAAGTAGTTATCGCCTGGACCACCTTTATAGATGTCAGACATATTAGTTTGAGTACTGAATTTCTGTTCGTATTTCATATTCAATCTCTTTTATTGGGGTCCCAATCTGGTCTTTTCCAAGGCGCATTTTCTTCAATCATTTGAAGTTTACTCTTTGGGGGTTCCTGCATTTTCAACCAACGTCTTCTTGGAAGTTTATGCCACTTATCCAACGCTTCAGTTCTATGAGCCCAATATTCTTTTTTGACTCTAAGTTGTCTAAACTTAGATGCGGGGGCTTCCAGTTTGAATTTAACATTATCTCTTAGTAAAGGGTTATCTGGTCTGAAACCTCTATTTGTGTTTACTAACAATAATGCAAAGTCTTCTTTCTTAGCAATTTCAAGTGCTTCTTCAATTTCATGTTCGTTATACCCAAAGATAATATACTGCCAAACAATGCAGTGTCCCTTATCTCTACCTTCTTGCATACGTCTCCACACTTCTTTGAAGTTAGAACCAACACGATACCACTCACTTTTTTCGTCAATACCATCAACACCAAAGTACCAAGCGTTTTCTCCAACACCATAACTGTATGCTTCTTCCCACCACTCGTCACTTTTACCACTACCAACAGTCGCAATCCGCACAGCTTTCTGTTGTCCATCACACATTCTTAGTAGACTTAAAAAGTCTTTGTGATAGATTGGATCTGAGATCTGGCCACAGAATGTAATACTGTAATCATAATAGTCCAGAATTTTCTGAAATTGTTCTGGTTCCAAGTCAAAAGATCTACGGATCTGTTCTTGACTTGTGCTCTTTTGTCTAATACATTGCGGGCACTTAAAAATGCATCTGTGAGAAGTGTCTATGTTTGGACGACTTCGTTTTTGTTCTTGCACATATAAATCAGTAACTCGATTCATGAAACTGCCACTCCACCTCTGTTTTTTCTTCTACTTTTAATGCATCTGTGTCTATGTTTACACCACACTTTTTCTTACACATATAAGATGCATTCTCTGGTTGCCAAAGCAATGTTTGAAAAAAGTTTTCCCACTGTTCAGACGTAAAGATGTCTTCCAGTTTTTCATTGTTAGCAAGTGCAAGTTCCTCGTCTTTTAATCCACAAGCCGTGATGTATCTGTGAACGGGCGGATCATCTAACCAACAACAAGGCAACATGTATCCATCTGAAGTATACGCTGCGCCTTTACTGATGTCCATGTGCGGTTTATTTTTTGAAAACAAAAATGATAAGCATCTTGGTTGTATTTTCATAAGACTCTTCATCGCTTCTATAATAGGTTCAATTTTTGGGGTTTCGATTTCCCTTTCCCAATATACAGATCCACCATCGACAACGTCTAGTTCTCTTTCATAGATCATATCTTTTCCATAATACTTACACTCCTGAATAATTCTAGGAGCTGGGTCCACATGATCTTTTGTGTAGACGTATGTATTAAACAACCCTAAAAAATTATCTACTGGCACAAATACATTATTAAATGTAGGATTGACCCAATCCGCATCGTATGTAATAATGCCATGATCTTGATATTTCGGTAGGTACTTAGATGCAACCTCATAATATCTTTCATTTGTTCCTAAGAACAAATATTCAAATTGCACGTCTTCTTGGAAATCTTTGTAAATGTCAAAGTTAATTCTTTTTTCGAATTGCAAACCTTGACCATTTGGATATACATCATGATCACAAAGATCAGCAATTTCTTTTGGTTTAAAGAATTCTATCGCAATAGGATATTGCGTTGGATGGTTTTCTGAGTATACACTAATAAGTTTTCTAGAAAACAAATCTTTTAAAGTATCTTGTTGTTCTGGACGATAGTCTTTCCAGTTTCTCCAAGCTTGAGTAATCATGCTTCTACCCATAACCATTGTTATGAGAAGATTTTCATACCCAGTATCAAAAACTATGTTTTCACAATGAATATATTTACTTTCTATAACTTTTATATAATCAGAAGGTTTATATTTTCTATGGCACACAACAACTACACGTGCTTTAATACCCTCTTTATTCAAAAGGTCACAGTATTCATAACTGTATAGAAATAGTCCATCGACTGGTTTGCTTGTCACAACAATATTAATCATATTTTAATTCACGCTCTCTTTAATAGATATTTTGAAAACCAAGCTTGTTCACGTTTTAGTTCTTTGTAATGTTGATTAAACAAGTATACAGGCGCATCAGTTTCGTGAGGCACCGTCGAATAAGACACGTAATTATCTTCCTTCATGTACATATTAAATGTAGTATTTTCATAGATGTATTGATCTATGCCTTTTCTATACCACATTAAACACCAGTCCTCTTCTTCATGAAACGTTTCCGTAACATGTGATGCATCTCCTTTCCAAGAGATAATAGAAGAATTTAGGGGAGTATGGAATGGTTCACGCCAATGTGCGTGACATACTGTAAATTCATCTCTCAAAAAGTGGTTGCAATCTCCTTTAATCACAACGTCCAAATCAAAGTAAATATTCTGTCCGTCTCTATATTTATCAAACATCTGAAACTTATTGAACACACCATATACATCGTCATATATGTCATCGGTAATGCAGACAAACTCATCATATTCGAGGCCAGAGTAATTGTCTATCATGTGTTTCAGATTATCTTCGTACCACTTTTCATACTTCGTTCCAGTACGAACACATATCACTCTCATCATTTAGTATATTGATCCCAATATTTCCATCTGTGCGGCAGGTTGTTTTCGTGAGTGAAATGAACAAGTTTGATATCTTCATGGAAGTCTCCAAACCAACAGTATTCGTTACCAGTAGCATGTGTATACTTTGCATTGAAATGTTTTTGCCACTGAGTATAAATTTGAGGTGAAAGTTCGTCATCACTCAACCATCTACACTGCCATGAATTAGGCATATAGATTAGTTTTAATTTTTCTTTAACTGCGTCCTCTACGAAATACTGTTCTCCATTAACTGGACCACTAGTGATACCAGCTTGGATATACAAACTCTGCCAATGATCTACATCAGCCATAAACTTTTCGTAAATGTAATTGCAGTCTTTTGGATAGTATTTGTAGAATCCACCATTCAGAGTATAATCAGGATGAAGTGTGTCTCTCCACCACGCTCTCATGGCTAAAAACTCACCACGTTCTACTGGGTAATCAAAACACTCTTTATAATCGTTAATCAGGAGCAAATCTATGTCAATTACGCACACTGGTTCTTCGTCTGGGAGATTCATCACAGACATTTTGTTCCATTGAAGTTTTACGGATTTGTCATATGGTTCACGAATCCAAATCAGATCGTAATCGTCGCCCAATTTAGATTCTAGGTAGTCTTCGTATTCTTGGCCGTATTTCTCGCCAATCCTCACAACAAAAATTTTCATAATGATTATTCAGACGTTGTTTCAACCTCTGCCTCTGCTTCTTGAGCTTCACTTGCATCTTCTTCAACTTCAGACGTGTTGATAGACATAACAATATCAATAACTTCTTTGTATGTCTTTGCTTGTCTGATAGCTCTTTTTACAGACGTATCTGTACACTCGACGACTGCTTGGTTGTCAAATGCTTCAATTTTAAATTTAAACAACTCTTCCGCCCCGATTTCGTCTTCGGGTCTATTAAGGAAGTTAAAGACTTTAGTAAATCCAAGTTCTGTTGTATCAATGATACCTTCACGTTCTGCAATCAACATACATTCTTTTTCAAATGCTTTACGTGCACGACGACGATATTCTCTTGTTGATTCTTCAATCTTATCTTCGTCCCAACCCTCTGCGACAAGGTCACGATAGTTTGAATCCTTTTCATCAACGTTTACGAAGAATCTACGGATCTTTTCATCCTTGCCTCTCCACTCTACATTGATAATAGTTTTTTCTTGATCAAAGTAAAAAACATCAATGATGTTATCACTAAATTCTGCCATTGTTATTCACTCCTATTTTCAAATTATACTCTGACAACATATAAACCATATGTATTAATTGTAATTGGAACACCATTTGGAAACTCTTGTGATCTATAATCATCTGCATTTACCAATCGTGTATTATATCCCGCCGCACTTGTTCCGTTTAATCTCGTATCTACTATTGCACTACCAACAAGGTTGGCGGCTCCGCCTGTTGCAGTTGATCCTGTACTAGTATCAAATTCGTAAGTCAGTCTGTATCCATTTTCTGACTCGACTGCATAACGAATAAAACCAGATAAGAAATTGTCCCAAGTCGCATCTGGTGGGGTTCTCAGATCTGTAACACCGCCAGTAATGTCAATCGTTAGAGGAACAAGAGCACCCGCAGCTGCATCTCCATTATAGACATGTAAGTAATAACTATTTATGTCCTCTGGCTGGTCTACAGACTCTGGAATTGATGCCGCACTATACAACGTCAAGTCTGCACGAGTATCAACATAAACTGGGTTTGCGTCTACAAGAGTTGCGCCTGCTACAGAGTTCGATGTACTTAAGAAATAAATACCACCCTTGTTAGTTGAAGTTGCTTCTGTATTACCAGCTGCAAGATATCCAACCGCTTCATTTACAAATGTATCAATCATATCTTGTTGAGTCATTGCACGGATTTCCCCTGCAGTTGAATCCCAGTAAACAGGATAACTAATCAACGCATCAACTGGGTATTGTGCAGGACCATTTGTTTGAAAAGTTACGTTTTGATGTGTTGTTGTCACAACAGAAATGTCTGCAGTTAAAGCTTCTGATACAAACGCCGTTGTGGATGTTGATGCTACACCCGCTTGCATTCTCGTGTCATCTATTGCAGTTAGATTACCAGTTCCTGCCGTATAGGTTAGAATTGCTGATGGGTTCAGAGAATACTGGTATATCATACGTTGACACACAGATGTAATCTGTGCTGCAGTCATTGCTCTCACATCTCCGTTAACTGTATCCCAATATAGTGGCGCTCTTACTGCCATGACTTAAGTTCTTTCTACGGTTAGATAATATGTTGTCTGAACAGCTTCAATACCGTTCGGAAATTCTTGGGTGAAATACGCATCAATACCCGCAAATCTTTCTTCTTTACCAGATGCAGAAGATCCAGTCAATCTGGTGTCGATCATCGTACCACGTCTATTAGTTGCAGTAGAGGATGTAGATATTGCGTATGTTATTTTATTACCAGACTGCAAAGACTCATGTCTTATTGCAGGAGTTAAAAGTTGATCGATTTGGTTATCACTGAATTCTCTTAGTTGTGGGTTTGTTGCTGATGTAAGATACAGAGGTCTTTCTAACATCGCAGGCGCAGATGATGCGCCTATGTACTTGTAAAGATAGTACAACTCAACATCTTTTGGTTGGTCTTTTGTTTCTGGAATACCAGCTGCAGTATACTTTGTTATATCTGCAATAGTGTTTGTAAAAACTGGAAAAGAACTAACCAGTTCTAAGTGTGCAGGGATTTCCGCTGGAAGAGGATTGAACTCTAAGTTACTGTGGATTTCATATGTCCCACCCTTTGAAGAATTACTAGATGAATTCTTTGTCATATTTACAATTGCGGGTGATATAAACGTATCGATAAAGTCTTGTTGAGTCATCGATACAATATTACCATCTGTGTCCAAGTAAACTGGAAACGCAATATTGTTGGTGTCTGTAGGATAACTTGTTCCAGATGCATTATTCTGACTAATATTATCCCATGTTTCCGTAACTAGTGAGATGTCTGGGGTTTCTGCTGCAGTACCAAATCTATCAACCCTACTATACATATCACCCGCTTGAAATCTAGTATCGATCATCTCTGACAAATTGCCATTCGATGCAACACGTGTTAAAGTTACTGCAGGATTTTGCGCATACAAATAGATGGCACGATCAGAGATCGTACCAACCTGAGTGCTGTTCATCGGTCTAAAACCGTCACCAGTCCAGTATAGAGGGGATCTTACTGCCATGAGGACTTATTCCTTTATCTTTAAGCTACAGGAGGTCCATAAACAGTCTTTAAAACAGTCCCATTAGAATCGTATATGATAATTTTGTTGTCTGCTTCTCTAATAGCGTCTTCAATTGTCTCAACTGTTACCGCATCCGTTGCCTCGATATTTTCGAGTTCTTTGGAGTTATCAATAACAGTTACTGTTCCAACTTTGAAAGCCATGATGTTCGTCCTTACAGATTTGTTTGTTTTATATGGGTTTCAAAATATTTATGCCAAAAGTAAAATGTCACTTTTCTGTTGCTAGGTAAGTGACCAACCCCCTGTGGTTACGCTGCTAGAGCGAACTCAGATGGTGCAAAGTTATCGTTTGCAGTTAGTTTGTTTGACCGAATAACGTAGGTCACCACGGTAATCTCCACTCAACTAGCCCGCCTGTCGATCCTATTTCAGCCCCTTCATAAACACACGAATAAGTAATGGTCCAAACCTATAACTTTTATAAGGATTTCCATTATTTAATCTAAATTCACCCCATTGAAAAGGTACTCCTCTAAACCAACTAATCCAGTGCCAATCCCAATTCATTATATCCTCATGTGTTTATGGTGGAGCTGTGGGGTACTGCCCCCCAGTCCAGTTCGTGTTCGCTTTGTTTCATCGATTACAATTTACATTATATGACATTTTTACTAATATGTCAATACCCAATAGACCTATTTATAAATAAACTCAGTGATTTCTTCGGCATGTGATTTTTAATTATCAAGGAGATTTATATGTCTGAAGAAGATGTAAAAAATGCAGGTTATCACCCTGCAGACGTAAACGGTGATGGTCAAGTAGACGACGAAGAAAAGGCCATGTACTTAGAATTTAAACGTAAAGCTCTTGAAGACCAAGATGCGCAACGAGATGCTATGCGTAATATGACTTGGTTCGCATTATTTGGGATGTTGTTGTATCCATTCGCAATTGTCCTAACATCATATCTAGGATTAGATCAAGCTGCAGACATTGTTGGTGATATCGCACCAACTTACTTTGTTGCAATTTCTGCATTGGTTGCCGCCTTCTTTGGTGCTGACGCAATTCGCAAGAAATAAAAAAGGGGACACAAGTCCCCTTTCTCACTCTTTAACAATTCACCACTTAATACAAAGAGTCTAATCTTGGTTCTTCTTTTCCAACGAGTAGACAAACTGCATCTTCATTAGATATAAATTCTTTTTCCAAATCATCTAAAGCATTCCTACACAACCATTCGGTTTTGTATTCCCCATATCGTGTAAACTTGGGTTCTTCTTGTCCCATTACCATGCTTATTACAAATAGAGTCCACATAAATGACTCCCCCCTGTTATGGTGCTGGTTGAGAGACTTGAACTCCCGGCCCACTGATTACAAATCAGTTGCTCTACCATCTGAGCTAAACCAGCAAAATAAAATTGTGGGCAGGGTTAGGATCCTGCAACGTACCACTGACAAACTTCCTGTCTAAACTGGGCGTGTACCTACCTGCATCCGCTAAGACGATCCGCTAAGATCCTTCGGTATTGCCTTATCCCCATTTGCAAGGGATTATTCAGCCACCACGATCCCACTCCGTCGAGTGAAAACCTTAAAAACTGGAGCGGACGGTGAGTCTCGAACTCACGACATTCAGATTGGAAATCTGACGCTCTACCAACTGAGCTACATCCGCTTAAAGACTATTTACTGAATGCGCCCAGTTAGTATCTCCAACTTCTCCGCAAAGGCCTTATTGACGTTGCCTTGTCTAGGGTAGGTTGAAACTAACATCTCATAAGAGATAGTGCTTATAGGTGGCCTGCCCTCTACACAGACACATCCAGAAAATAGTCTTTTAATCTTGGCCCGACCTTATTTTCTAACGTGGCGCAGGCTACCACAGACAGTAGATCTCTTTAAGTCGTTTTCCATACTTCAGCATGGGGGAGTCGACAACCACTCACTACTGTCTCGCTCTTACTTTATTAATATAGTACATCTAAAGTGATTCGTCAAGCGTTTTTTTCAACTTTTTTCACTTTTTTTAATTTTTTTTATTCCCAACGATAATAGATGTGCGATCCTAAACGACCAACTTGTTGAAGTGTACGTGCCCATGATGGGTTCACGTATGTCGCATGGTAGTGTGTTGCGCCTTCAGAGATCCCACGAAAT